CATTTCGTTGCTTTATTCCATGATTTAGGTAAAATGGGCCAACAAGAAGGTGAATATTATCAACCAAACGATTCACAATGGCATATTGACAAGTTAGGTCAAATATATAAATTTAATACTGATATTCCTGCAATGAAAATACCAGAAAGATCTTTATTTTTATTACAACAAATAGGATGTAAAGTATCTCAAAATGAATATATTGGCATTAAAATACATGATGGTTTATATGATGAAAGTAATAAATTTTATTTTATGTCTAGTATGAAACTAAATTACGTTCTCATTTACCTTTACTTATGCATCAAGCTGACCATATGGCTGCTCAAATTGAATTTGAAATATGGAATAATATGACAGATTCTGTACCTAAACAATCTTCTAAACCTAAAAATGGTTCTAAAGGAGATAAAACTATAAGAAATGCTAAAAAAATAAATACTAAAAATAATCCGAATCTATCTAATGCTACTTTGGATGTTATAGATTCTTTTTTTAAAGACTAAATTATGGGATGGATAATAGCTACAATAATACTTACAATAATTACAACTATTTTAGGGTTTGCTCTTTTTAATTTATTAAAAAAAAATGAAACTTTAGAAGATTTTATATCTAAACAAAGTGATGCTGTAAATGAATGTGACAGAAGACTAAAAGAAATAGACAAAAAAAATATATTTTATGCTGATGATGAAATAGGATGGTTTTTTCAAGAATTAAAAAAAATTCAAGAAGCTTTAAACGAATTTACCCTTAAATAAAAAGAATGAATATTAAACCAAAAACTAAACTAGAATCAAACTCTATCCCTCCACCTAAAAAAAAGAGAGGTAGAAAACGAACAAAAAAAAGATACTTTACTGAAGATACTGATTTAGCTATAAAACAATATTTAGCATCTTCTAATCAAAAAGAAAGAGATAAAATATATAAAGAAAGAATTCATTATCCTTTATATAAATTAGCTGAAAATTTAATTCATACCTTTAAATTTTACTATACAGAAGTAGATAATTTAGAAGATTTAAAACATGAAGTAATTTGTTTTTTACTAGAAAAATTGGATTACTTTAAACCAGAAAAAGGAACTAAAGCATTTAGTTATTTTTCTATTGTAGGTAAAAATTATCTTATATTATATAATAACAACAATTATAAAAAGAAAAAACAAACTACAGATGTTATGGCAGCAGATGAAGATGATGGAGTTATTCGTCAATTAGGAAGAGATGGAAGAAAAAAAGATTTAAAAGATTTTATAGATTATTTTACAGAATATATAGATAAACATATGTTTATTTTATTTAAAAAAAATAAAGATAGAAAAGTATGTGATGCTATAAATACTCTTTTTAAACGTAGAGAAAATTTGGAAATTTTTAATAAAAAAGCACTATATATCTATATTCGTGAAATGACAGATGTAGATACTCCTGTTATTACAAAAGTAACTAAATTACTTAAAAAATTATATAAAAAATTACATGACGAATATATTACTACAGGATACGTAAAAATTTAAAATTTTTCCATATTTATAATAAAATATAATTATGGACCCATTAAATCAAATAATATTCGATGATAAATCGTTTTCTGATTTATTAAAAGAAATACATAAAAACCAAAGCAAAAAATCAAAACAACTAGCTAGTTTAATAGCTGAATTACGTCCTCTTATTACTAATTTAGGAGATGCTACAGTAGTAGTACCTTTAATTAAAGAATATATGGAAATTAGTGTTAAAAATGATGACCAGTTAATAAAAATGGCTGCTATAGTACAACGTTTATCTACAAATACTTCAATTACAGGAGATGGAGGTATGTTAACAGAAGAAGAAATACAACAATTACAAGATGTAGCTGAAGAAATATCTAAAAATGTAGAAAAACCTAAACAACTAAATATTCCTCAAAAAGATGATTAAAGCAGTTAGAGTTAATGATATTATATTAAATGAAACACATCCTAATTTTAGGTATCCTGAAGATATAGGAGCAATAAAATTTACGGAAATTCAAGAACAAACAACAGAAACTAGTAATTCTAATAATTGGGCTAAACCATATCATTTTAATATTATACATTTTCCTTTAATAAATGAAATTGTACAAATAATTGAAGGTCCTAGTTATGATTATAATGAAAATTCTAGTCCTGTAAATTATTATTTAAATCCTTTATCTGTTGATGGAAATATTCAACATAATGAATTACCTGATTTTATACCACAATCAGGACTTACTTCTTTAGGTGAATATTTTTTAAGAAATGACGCTATAAGACGTTTAAAACCTTATGAAGGAGATTTAATAATACAAGGTAGATTTGGAAATTCTATAAGATTTGGTTCTACAATAGATAATTCTTATATTCGAAACCCTAAATTAAAAAATAATTGGAGTTACGATGGTAATATAGGAGATCCAATAACTATAATAACAAATGGAATACAGAATAAATCAATAAACGATAATAAACAAAGAGAAAATTCTACAGTAGAAGATATAAATAATGATAATTCTAGTATTTATTTATGTTCAAATCAACAAATTACTAATTTTGAAGTAGCTTCATTAAATAATGAATCTTACTACTATGATTCTTCTAAAAATTATAATCAAGAAGAATTAATCACTAATAACGATGCAATACCTGAAAACATGTACGAAGATCCTTCTTTAAGT